CGGAAAGATTTATAAATGCGGCATTACAAGCATTACATCGCTTGGTAACATCTAAAGGCAAAAAGCAGAGTGTAGGCGGATATGCATTTGATATTGCACGTGCATTTGATAGTATTAATGCTAGACAATTGGAAGACTTATATCATGAAAAGTATGGAGTTACTGAAAGTGTCAACGAAGCAATAGAAATGAAAATTAGCGATTTGACTATCAGTGATGCTGGTATGGCAATCGCACAATCGGTAGGTGGTGGAAGTAGAACAGATGCTCCGTTGGCAGTTACAAAACTCCCATCAGGCTATGTATATCTTGTAAATGGGTATCATAGATTGGTAGATGCTATGCAGGCTGGCAAAGATACTGTATCAGTAGAATATGTTCCATATGAAAAAGTAGAAATACTTTGGAAACAAGAACGTGAACAAGATATCAAATACGGTAAACAGTTTAACGAAAACTTTGCTGACGGTAAAGTAAAAGGCAAAAGTAGACCAGGCAGAGTAAAAAAGTCAGGTGCAAGTTGTAACGGTAGTGTAACAGAACTACGAGCTAAAGCTAAAAAAGCCAGCGGTGAAAAAGCAAAAATGTATCACTGGTGTGCTAATATGAAAGCTGGCAAAAAATAATATAATATATAGGAGGCCTTATGGCTTATTCAGACAAAGTGTTAGACCATTACGAGAATCCACGTAATGTAGGCAAGTTTGATCCAAACGAAGATGGAGTAGGTACCGGAATGGTAGGTGCGCCAGCATGTGGCGATGTCATGCGTTTACAAATTAAGGTAAATAGTGATGGTATCATAGAGGATGCAAAATTTAAAACATACGGATGTGGCAGTGCTATTGCCAGTTCAAGTATGGTAACAACAATGTTAAAAGGAAGAACATTAGATCAAGCAAAGGAAATCAAAAATACGCAAATAGTAAAAGAACTAGCATTGCCGCCAGTTAAGATACATTGTAGTGTACTGGCTGAAGACGCAATTAAAGCCGCAATTAACGATTACACTGGTAAGCAACACATAAACGCAAAGCCAGTACAGATTTAGTAGTATAGCCAATGGAGGTTAATCCATGAAAAAATCTATTTCAAAAGAAGACCTGGAGGACACAGAAGGTCCAATGAACAGTGTCGCAAAAGACGATGCATTAGCATATGTAGGAGCACCAAACGTAAAACATTTAAGTCAACTTGAACCACATGTTGAGCGGGAAGTCCGAGCTAAAAAAGCAAAAATTAAAAGAAGCACAACAAAACATGAACGTGCTATTGGCAAAGCCGTATCAAAATTAATATAAACCGATAAATAACATTATGAAAGTACATGACATTATAAAAGAAACAGTTTCAGGTTCATTTGCCTCAAGTATGGGAAATGGAAATGGTTTTGCGAACGGTGGTCCAGGCACAATAAGTCGCCAGGGTAAAGTTAAGAAAAAAACCAAAGAAACAGCAAGTAAACTAATCAAAAGGGTTCCGTCAGAATGAAAATATCTCAAATAAACGAAGCTGATAACGTTGATCTAAAGGACCTTGAAGGTTACGATCAGCAGACTGCATCAGTTGCGGCAGACATTAAAGCAAAGTATCCAAATGCACCAGATGCATTAAGTGCTGTGCTTGGATTTATTGCCGATATTAGAGATGCCAGTAAAAAAGATGATGAAGAACATGACCAAGAACTTGCAGCTAAGAAAAAACGTGTTGATGGCTTAGAGCAACGTGTCTACGATCTGGAACAAGAAGACACATCTAATAGGAAAAAAACAATGGAAAATCAAATTAATGAAGGCGTACTTGATGACGCTGATGAAGATGGTTGGATGGCAAAAAGCCAATTATACAAATTAGCAAAATATGCTATCTCACTACACAGTATGATTAGTGACACTGACAACTTAGAGCCCTGGGTACAAGCAAAAATTACTCGTGCATCTGAAGATATGAGCAGTGTTAAACATTACTTGGAGTATGAAGCAGTTAATCCACATGGTGAACAACCTAATGATGAAACAATGCCATCTATTGCAGCCACAGTACCATCAGGCGATGTTGAAGAAGGTTATGAAGTTATGCCGTCTATTGATAGAGACAAATACCAAGAGCGTCCAGGCTTAGAGGGTCCTTTCCAAACCCGTAGTGGTAAAGTAGTTTATTATGATCCAAAAGAAGGTAGTTACTATGACCCAACATCAGACATGTATATTAGTTATGATGATTGGCGTAAATTAGATAGTAAAACTATGCATTCAACTGATGTTAAAATGGAAGCACATGAACGTCCATACATTTGTTTCCACGCTAAAAAAGGCAAGCATGAATGTCATGCTGATTCATCATATGGTGCAGCTAAGAAAGCGGCTGCACATTGGAAACTAAAATCAACTGCTGGTATTACACCAAAGTTGGCAGATGTAGACCACGTTGCAGAAGGCAAATCACCACATAAAAAAGGTACTGCAAAGTATAAAAAGCACATGGCAGCAATGCATGCCGAAGGTGTTGAAGAAACAAAAGATGCTATTGAAAAACAAGCAATAGATTTCTTTACAAGCATTAAAAGTAAGATCGGGAGCAAATAAATGAGATTACACCAATTAGACGAACATGCAAGCCGACTTAGTGACGCACCTGAAGTTAATGTAACAGAAGCAGGCGGATATTATACACAACCCGTGTATGATATGATTGAAAAACATGGTTATGAAAAAGTAATGGCTGAACTACTATCAAAATTAGATGCTGATGTAATTCAGGACTTTATACGCCGTGCAGATTTAGATGAATCACTTAGTGAAGTATCAACTTCTGATGATTACGCTAATGTATATTATGATTACAAAGAAGATTTTTATATGATTGAAGTGTTTAAAGACGGCAAAAAAGTAGCAGAAGATAATGATTACTTTGGTGCAATGGCACAAGGTAACCCACTTAAAGATAAGTTCTTAGAACTTGTTAATAAAGCCGGTTTAGAACCAGAAGGCCTTCGATTAGTATCAACAGGCGGCGATGAACCTGATGAAACAGGCGTATTTAAAAATGGTAAATTTAACTGGGACAAAAATAGTAAAGTAACTGAATCAAAAATGATGACTGAAGCACAGTTTGACGAAGCGGCAGGTGAAAAAGATGCTTGCTATCGTAAAGTTAAATCACGTTACAAAGTATGGCCAAGTGCATATGCAAGTGGTGCGTTAACAAAGTGTCGTAAAGTTGGTGCTGCTAACTGGGGCAACAGTAAGAAGTAATATGCTTATAGAACAAATCATAACAGAAATGCCAGCAATGACATTACATGGTCCAGATGGTTTTGGACTTACACAATACAGTGGCGACGAGTACGCACTGGTAGGCGGCTTTAGAGACGGTGCAAGTAATGCTGGTGAGTTAAGATTAAAATATCAAATATACAGTCATGCTCTTATTGATGCTAACAATGGCGACTTTGCTAAAGGTGAAATTGGTTATTGCGTTGTAAGAGTAGCAAGTGATGATGGACCTGATCAAGGCGAAATACTGGGCTTGATTGACATCGAACTAAAACCAAAGTATAGAAAAAGTGGACATGGACAAAAGATTGTACGTGACATTGTTGATACAACAAAGTCAGGCAACTTAGACATACACGACATTCAGAAAAAAGCCAAGAAGTTTTGGGATAAAATGGGTGTTGAGTATGATAAAGATCGCCCAGGCGCTAAGAACGCCGTTCTTAGAAAACAAACTGAACAGATTGAAGAAGATTTACGTGCTTGGTTTGGCAAAGGTAAAAAAGGTGGTGCTGGAGGTGGCGGTTGGGACCGTTATAACAGCAAAGGCGAGCGAATTGGTAAATGCGGTGACAGCAAGCCAGGTGAAGGCAAGCCTAAATGTCTAAGTAAAAGTGCAGCTGCAAAGCTACGCAATGCAGACAAAAATAAAGATGGAAAGAAAGACGGCAAGAAAGGCATAGCTAATGCCGTCAAGCGTAAAAAAGCAAAAGACCCTAATCGTGATAGACGTGGTAAAGCTAAAAACGTCAAGAACTAATTTAGGAGATTAATATGGATGATTATAAAGTCTGGCAGGATATTCCTGCCTTTCGTAGTCTTTACAACAAGTTAGATTTAAGTCTACGTTTAGGATATACAGCAGGCCCAGCAGGATGCCCAGTACCAAAGAGTGGTACGTATATAGTACGTCCTATAATAAATTTAAGTGGTATGGGTGCCACAGCATATTCACAATACATTAAAGCAGATGAAGACCACGATGTTCCTCCGGGATATTTTTGGTGCGAACGGTTTACAGGCAATCATGTAAGTGTTAATTACAGTTGGCGCAAGGCTGAAATGTATGCGATTAATGCTATACAAGGCTGGAACAGTCCTAGTGAATTGTATAGATTTAGTAGTTGGAAGTTGCTTGACAAAATACCAAAGTTTGCACAAGTTGATTCTTTGCCGAATTGGATAGATATGACAATGGCTGCTCATCATGTAAACATTGAGTTTGTGGGCGGACATATTATTGAGATGCATGGCAGACATGGTACGGACTTACCCAAGGGTGCAAAAGAAATTGTACCAGTTTGGGCTGACACCGAGCAGGATCAACACATGATGTATAATGAGATGTTGGAATGGACGTTTAAACCAAACTATGAAGATGCTGACGGAACACTACAAAACCCACGCCTTGGCTTCTATTACCGATAAATAACTACATACATAACAGAGAGGTAATCATTATGAGTTTTGTATTCGACTTCAATGCAGACCAGGTCAGAGAGTTATTAAGCGGAAACTCTGAAACCGATGAATGGTTTGAAGCAATGGAAGAGATCCTTCCATTTTATGATATTAATACAGTAGAGCGTGTGGCAGGATTTATTGCACAGTGCGCTCATGAAAGCAACAACTTTCGAGTTCTACAGGAAAATTTAAACTATAGTAGCAAAGCATTAGATGCTATTTTTGGAAAGTATTTTGTAAGAGCTGGACGTAATGCAAAAGAATATCACAGACAGCCAGAAAAAATTGCCAACGTTATCTATGCTTCACGTATGGACAACGGCGACACTGATAGCGGTGATGGCTGGAGGTTCCGAGGCAGAGGTGTTATCCAACTTACTGGTAGACACAACTACACAAAGTTTGGTAATAGCCTAAGTATCAGTGCTGAACAAGCAATTAAGTATGTAAAGACCAAAAAGGGTGCATTGGAAAGTGCATGTTGGTTCTGGGATACAAACAAGATTAACCGATACGCTGACAAGCAAGACATCACTGGTATGACTAAACGTATTAACGGTGGCACTATTGGACTAGCAGATCGCAAAAAACATTATAAACATGCACTAGAAGTGTTAGGTGGACATTGGGAACCAGCCGCAGTTGTACACAGTACAGTACGCAAAGGCAGTAAAGGCGAAACTGTTAAAGCAGTACAAAAGGCACTGGGTGCCAAAGCTGACGGAGACTTTGGTCCAGGCACAGAAGCGGCAGTTATTGCATGGCAACGCAGTCGTGGACTGGTACCAGATGGTATTGTTGGCCCAAGTACACTAAAGGCCATGGGGATAACCTAATGAGCTGTAAAAATTGTGGACACCCATCACACTGTGGGGGTCCATTACACAGGGACGAAACTGATTATGATGGTAGATTATACACCATAAAAGTTTGTTATAATTGCAATTGTAAAAATTGCTCAAAGGAGAAGTAATGTGTGGGAAATGATTGAGAACATGGCGACAGATAGATTGTGGATTTATACTGCATTAGCTGGATCGTTAATTGGATTAGCATTTAGTACATATTTTCAAAGTACACGATTAGGACTATGGCTATATGCTAAGTTTGATTTGACAGTAGACTTTTTAGTCAAACGTTGGGGTTGGACTTGGTTAGAGCAACCCGAGGATGCATGGCGCAAAAAATATCCACACGTTACAAGAAAGATCGATGAACTTGAAAAGCGTATAAAACATCTTGAAGGGAAAAGATAATGGCAGATAAACAAGACAACACAGGCAAAATGGAAGTAGCCGTACGTGTATTGGGCAATGAATTAATTGCACTAAAGATGGTGGTTGATGACTTTAAGATTAAATGGTTAATCTATGGAGTTGTAACTATTGTTGCACTAGGATGGGCCGCAAGTAGTTTTGGTCCAGCATTGTTTGACATGGTCGGCGACAATGTTCAGTAAGCAGTGCAAGTTACATTTAGAAAGTGTTGATCAAACTGGATTACAGCACATGGCAACAGCGTTAAAGACAGCAGTTAAATTACAACTAGTAGTGCCTGCTCTAATAATACATAGTGTAGCACCCAGGTGCTTTACTAACACAGCAACTAATGTTTTAAAAGACATTTTGGAGAAACGAAAATGAACACTAAATTTAGTATAGGTGTTGTCGTTGCAATTGTACTACAAGTGAGTGCATTTGTATGGTGGACAGCACAACAAGCGCAAACAATCAGTCAACTTGAAAGTGAGATGGCAGAACTTACAGCAAGGACCGAAGTTGAGAAAGAAGTTACATTGATTAATGATGTTGCACAACTTAAAAAAGATATTCAGGAACTCAACGATAAAACACTTGCAGCAGTACTAGAAACAAACCAACGTATTGATGGGTTAGGCGTACATGTGGACAGTCAAGATACTCGCATCAATGATACATTTGCAACACAAATGGAAGAGTTTCAAACAACAGTACAAAATAGTTTCAATGTAGTTGAAAGTTGGATTGATGAATTAGACCAACACGTGAAAGAGATCTACTTACACATTGATGTGTCACATCAAGGATTAGATAAAAAATTAAGTGATAGAATTAAAGATCACAACCATCAGGGAGAATAATAATGAAGAATTGGATTAAAGATAGATTGGACGAGCGTACATCATGGGATGGAGCCGCTCTTGTAGCAGTGGGTGTTATTGTATTAATTGCAGGACCTTTTGCTAAGTTAGCCGCATATGCAGCAATTGCATATGGTGCTTGGACTATATGGAAATCAGAATAAACAGTTGACATACGGTGAATTTCACTGTATAGTAGTATTATTATTAACAACAACTGGAGTATGACTCAACATGACTACATTTACATCTGATGATGTTAACAAGCTAAAACAGCTTGTAAACGAAGGCATTCAAGTAAAAGGCGAAATGGAAGCACTACGTGAAGGCCTTAAAGATACAGTTACAGCAATTGCTGAAGAACTAGACATTAAACCTGCGGTGCTTAACAAAGCAATTAGTATTGCATACAAAGCCGAATTTAGTAGAGCAAAAGATGATTTTGATGAACTAGAATCAATTTTGGAAACAGTTGGCAGAACACTTTGAACAAAGTAATTGACTTCTGGCGGCACAGTTGGGAAACAGACAAGACAGCATTTTATTATGAACTAGTCAGTTTTGTTTTTACTGTGGCCGCCAGTTTAACACTGGCACTGAGTGCAGATGCTCCGGATATGCGAATCGTATATCCAGGCTTCTTCATAGGCAGTGTCACTGCAATCATAGCATATAAAAGACGTATGTTAGCATGGCCTTTGGTATTGACAATCTACTTTGCATTTGTTAATATTATAGGGTTCGGAAAGGCGATGGGATATTGGTAGATTATTACGCACTACACTGGAGTGATATTTTTGGTAATATGGGAGTACTATTGTTAGTAACCACTTACCTCTTATTACAAACAGATAGAATCAACGCAAAAGGCTTTTGGTATAGCTTTAATAATGCAATGGTAGCAATATTGTTGTTTGTTAATCTATATTACAAACCTGTACTTGCCAATATTACCCTTGAGATATTTTGGTTAGGTATTAGCATATATGGACTTTACAAATGGTATAAGGCAAAACATTAATGAGTTACGTAGACGGCATCATTGATAGAGACAAAGATATAATTAATATTGTTGAGCGTGTTGGAGGTAAGCGTGTTTATAAACAGCTACCAGCACGTTATGTTTTTTATTATCCTGACGCAAAGGGTAAATTTAAAAGCATATGGAACGAACCATTAAGCCGCATTGCGTGTACTAATGGCAAAACCTTTGCAAGAGAGAAGAAGCTATATTCGCACAAACAACTTTTTGAAAGCGATATGAATCCTGTGTTCCGCTGTTTGGCAGAAAACTATCTGAAAGCAGATGCACCGGAACTAAACATTGCATTTTTTGATATTGAGGTTGACTTTAACAAGGACATGGGCTTTGCGCCTCCAGAAGATCCTTTTAATCCAGTGACTGCAATTGCAGTACACCTTAGTTGGCTAAATCGTACAATATGTTTAGCAGTTGCACCCAAGACACTGGATCAAGAAACAGCACAAGCAATTTGTGAAAAGTTTCCAGACACCATGTTAATGAATAATGAAAAGGAACTACTTAATACGTTTCTTGATCTTATTGATGACGCAGATGTAATAACTGGTTGGAACAGCGAAGGCTTTGATATTCCATACATTGTAAATCGTGTTAAGCGTCAGTTGGGTAAAGAACACACTAGACGTTTTTGTTTGTGGGACAAATATCCCAAAAGACGTGAGTATCTCAGCTATGGTAAAACACAAGAAACATTTGATACAGTAGGGCGTGTACACTTGGACATGTTGCAACTGTATCGCAAGTATACATATCATGAAATGCACAGCTACAGTTTGGATGCTATTGCAGAGTATGAACTAGGCGAAACAAAGATTGAATATGAAGGCACACTGGATCAGTTGTACAACAATGACTTTGAAAAGTTTATTGGATACAACAGACAAGACGTTGACTTGCTGGTCAAACTGGAAAAGAAACTACAGTTTATTGACTTGGCAAACGTACTAGCACATGAAAACACAGTGCTTCTACAAACAACAATGGGTGCGGTTGCACAAACAGATCAGGCGATTATTAATGCGGCACATGCACGTGGTATGCAGGTTCCAGACAAACGTAGTCATGAAGGCAATACACAGGCTGCAGGTGCATATGTTGCAACTCCAGTAAAGGGTATGCATGAATGGCTAGCAAGTATGGATTTAAACAGTCTATATCCTAGTATTTTACGTGCAGGTAATATGAGTACGGAAACTATTGTTGGACAAGTGCGCCATGTGTTTACACGTGAAATGTTGGCTGACTTTAAAACTGTATCAGAGGCATGGGAGGGCAAGTTTGCTTGTCCAGAATACGAACTTGTTATGGACAAGGATCGTGAAACTATACTACATTTGGATTTTGAGGATGGAACAACACTGGATGCAACTGGTGCTGAAATATATGACTTGATATTCCTAAGTGGACAACCGTGGATCTTTAGTGCAAATGGTACTATATTCCATCATAACACCAAAGGTGTTATCCCTGGCTTACTGGAACAGTGGTACGCAGAACGTAAGATACTACAAAAGAATGCCAAAGAGCAACAAGGCGTAGATGCTGATAAGTTTGCGTTTTGGGATAAACGACAGTTGGTTAAGAAGATTAACTTGAACAGTTTGTATGGTGCGTTGCTAAATCCTGGATGTAGATTCTTTGATCAAAGACTGGGACAATCAACAACACTAACAGGCAGATGTATTGCCAGACACATGGCGGCAGAAGTTAATCGTGTTATTGAAGGTACTTATGATTACACTGGTAAAAGTATTATATATGGTGATACTGATTCCGTATACTTTAGTGCATATCCTATTTTAAAGCCACAGATTGACAGTGGAGAACTTGAATGGACAAAAGACAAAGTAACTGAATATTATGAAGCAGTATGTGAAGCGGCAAACGAAACGTTTCCAGGATACATGAACCAAGCACACAATTGTCCAAGTGAATTTGGTAGTATTATTGCCGCCGCTAGAGAAATTGTAGGTGTTGCTGGTATCTTTATTAAAAAGAAACGTTATGCTATCCTAGTGTATGATAACGAAGGTTATCGTGAAGATACTGATGGCAAACCAGGCAAAGTAAAAGCAATGGGCTTGGACTTGAAGCGTAGTGATACGCCCAAGTTTATGCAAGAGTTTTTACATGAGCTACTGGTTATGGTGCTTACTGGTGTTGAAGAACAACCAGTACTCACACGTATCAAAGAGTTCAGAAAGCCGTTTCGTGAGAAACCTGGTTGGGAGAAAGGTACTCCCAAACGTGTTAACAACTTAACTAATCATACTGCAAAGTATGATAAAACTGGCAAGTGTGGTATTGGACATGCACTGGCCGCAATTAATTACAATAGGCTTCGCAAAATGAATAGTGATGCTTATAGTATGGAGATTACAGATGGTATGAAAACTATTGTCTGTAAGTTGAAAAGCAATCCGTTAAACATGACAAGTGTTGGTATACCCACAGATGAAAAGCGTATACCAGACTGGTTTAAGGAATTGCCTTTTGATGACGATGCAATGGAGACTGCAATAATTACTAAAAAGATTGAAAACCTTTTGGGTGTGCTGAAGTGGGACTTAAAGAGTGCTCATGACAACAATACCTTTGGTGATTTATTTGATTTTGGATAGGGGGAAATATGAGTAAAATGACTGCAGAAAAAGCACAACGACATGTAGATAGCTTGTACCAAAAGAAAAAAGAGCTTGACACACGCATAGAAGTTTGTTATGCTGAAAGGGTTAATGATGAAATTATTAACAATATGAAACAGAACAAAGTCAAGCTAAACGATGAAATTGTAAAATACAAACGTATGATAACAACCAATACACAGGAGTAAGATTATGGTTAAAAAGATCCGCCTTATCGAAGATGAGGTATCTGATGAACAAATGGATGCAAATGATATCCAGAAGCAGTTTTTAGAACTTGCTAAAAGCATGGACTGGAAGCTATGGGAATTATTGCAAACAATGCAACGCCTTGAAAAAGGTTTAACAATTGTAGATGAATCTGAGAAGACTGATGCAAAAACTGAAAAGTAAAATTTGGGTTACTTTCCGCAAGGAGGGTGTACACTTATATCCAGCGGCGTTGGATGACCCTAAATTAGCAACCGGCGGTTGGGACGATGTATCGTTCCTTGGAGTTCCACACCGTCATATATTCCACTTTAAGGTGGAGATTGAAGTATTCCATGACGATAGGGATATTGAATTTATCCAGTTTAAACGCTGGATGGAACGTCTTTATGACGTAGAAGAAGTTTTGTCACTAAATCATAAATCATGTGAAATGATTGCTGAAGATTTGGCAGAACAAATTAACAATCGTTATCCAGGCCGTGATATGACCATCACAGTTTCAGAGGATGGCGAGAATGGTGCAACTCTAGAATTTAAAGGGTAAGTAGTTATGGCACGAAATAACTTCGTAAATATCAACGATGTCAAATTTGACTTGTTGAAGATCATCGAGCCATGGGACGGCGTTCTGTCACAAGAACAAAGTGGTCCTGTGTATCATCTTTTTAACGCATATCTTGGAGACCTACGTAGGTTTGGCAAGATAAAAGAGTATCAGATTACTAGTACTAATCGAAATACTGCAATTACCTACGACATTGCTGTTAAATTTAGTATTGATCGTAGTCCTAAGAAACTAAAAATCCATGTCGGTACATTCCAGTATCCATGGACCGCTACAGCGTAGCAACTTGGAAAACGGTCAATAAATGGCCGTTTTCTATCTTTTTTCTTGACATGGTCTAAATATCATGTATAATAATATTAATACACTAAAGGAGAAGTCTATATGAAAGACGTTATTGCAGATGTGGTAAAACACACAGCAGGATTAGGTTTTATTGAAAACGTAAAGGTTACTGGTACAGATAGTGAAACAACACTAGATGCAATGGACAGTGATCGCACAGTGATCCTTAAAGCAAAATTACACAATGTACAGCCTGATTTTATTGGCGAGTTTGGATTGGGCAACTTAGGTTTTCTAAGTGGCGTAAGCAAACTGCCTAACTATGCAGGCGAAGATGCAACTGTAGAAGTTGTAAAACGTGAACGAAATGGTGTGCAAGCACCGGATCATTTATTGTTTAAAGATAGCACAAACAATACTGACCGCTATCGCTTTATGAGCAAAGAAATTATTGACCAAACACTACAAACTGTAAAGTTTAAAGGTGTGGACTGGGATGTAACATTTGAGCCCACTAAAGCAAAAGTAAGTGAACTACAACAAGTAGCAGGCATTTACGGAGGCATTGAGCCAAACTTTACTGTTAAAACTGAAGAAGGCAATCTTATTGTCACAGTTGGTGCAGCAGATGGTAGTTACACTGGTAAGCGTACATTTGCACAAAATGTAAATGGTGAGATTACTGAAGGCTATGCATGGCCACTAGCACAAGTATTAGCAATCCTAAAACTAGGAATGAGTGGTGCGTGTGTAATGCAAATTAGTAAGCGTGGTGCATTGCAGATCAGTGTAGACAGTGGTATGGCAAAATATGATTATATCCTTCCTGCACTCACAGTATAGGGATTGGGTATGACAGCTACTAAAGTAAACTTAACAGAAAGTAACAAAGACTATGCAGTATTCCTGCCTAGTATTAGTACATTCTATAATAACTATGTTGCTAAACAACGACTGAATCCTAATGCGGTTCCTGCTGATCGTATTCCAGCAGGGTTTGAGCAAGGTATTGAGGGGTGTAACTTCCTCAATCCTGATGCTTACTACAACTATAAGTGGGGGCTTTACTCAGCAGGACATGCTCAACTTAATTTAGATAAAGCCAATGATGCAGATGCTATGGTACAAGGTCGAGATCGCAACAAGAGCTTTATGCTTTGCGATAGTGGCGGGTTCCAGATCATTAAAGGCGTTATCCAGTGTGATTGGGCTAACTTTAAAACTGATGACAGTTTACGTCACAAGATCTTAAACTGGTTGGAACACACAGGCGATTATAGTATGATCCTGGATATTCCAACACTGGCGGCAGATCCTACATTTAGTGGACGTACTGGTATTACAAGTTTTAATCAGTGTTTGGAGTTTACAGACTTTAATGTAAACTGGTTTAAGAAGAATCGCAAGTATCAAACAAAATACTTAAATGTTATGCAGGGCCGTAATTGGGCTGAAGCAGAACACTGGTATGAAACTATGAAGCACCATGATTTGGAAGGCTTTGCGTTTGGTGGTAGTGCCAAGAACGATATTAATATTGTATTGCGTACACTTATTAAGATGCGTGATGATCAGCAACTAGAGCGTGGCAAACGTGATGTGCTACACTACTTGGGTATTGGTAGATTGGAATGGGCAACAGCCTATACAGCAATCCAACGTGCATTGCGTGAGCATGTAAACGAAGATGTTCAAGTAATGTTTGACTGTGCATCGCCTTTCTTGGCAACAGCAAATGGTACTATGTATACACAACACGTACACAAAAGCGATCGCTTTGGTTATGTGATGGATAAAGCAATGGACAACAAACGTTTGGCTGGTAGTAAGATTCCATTCCCATATGGTAGCCCAATTGGCGAACGTATGAACTTGGGAGACATTTGTCACTATGCACCTGGTATGTTGAATAAAATTGGCAAAGAAGGTAAAACAAGTTGGGATAGTTTCAGCTACTTCTTGCTAATGTCACACAATGTGTATAGTCATATTGAAAGTGTGCAACGTGCGAACTCATTAACTGATATGGTAAGTGCTACAGTAGATACAAACTACAAGCACTGGCGCAAACTTAAATCCAGTAGTAAAGAAGAACAGTTTAGTCCGTATGTTCCACGTAACATTATATACATGTCACAGTTTATTGATCAACTATTCCGTAGTGAAACACCAATGCAGATGTTGGATGAAGCTGGCCCAATGCTTGCTAACTTTAACGGACAAAAGAGTCTAAGTTCTAGTACAGACAGTTTTAACGGATTGTTTGAAGTAGAAGATCAATACTTGGGCGAATCAGATGAACTTACTCCTGAGCAAGAAGAAGCTGCAGGAGAATTTTTAGAAACTTTGGAGGTTTAAATGACTAAACTTGATAGACTTATGGTGCTGATGGAAGAAATTGCACTACTAGAAAGCAAATTTCAACCAACAGCTACAGGACATTTACGCACTACTGTAAACGTATTGCGTGAACGAGTAGATGAACTAAAAGCAGATCTAGAAAAGACTGCCGCATGAATCGTATTGTACTAGTTACTGGTGGGTTTGATCCCATACATAGCGGACATATTGCATATCTCGAATCCGCAAAGCGGCTTGGGGATATGTTGATTGTTGGTATTAATAGTGATGCCTGGCTCGAACGAAAGAAGGGCCAGGCTTTCATGCCATTTGAGGAACGACAAAAAATTGTGGAAAGCCTAGGTTGTGTGGACAGTGTTTTGGCGTTTAATGACGATGATGGCAGTGCATGTGATGCAATTCAACAAGTGCTTGATATGTACAGTTACAGTGACGTGATCTTTGCCAATGGCGGAGATCGTACAGCAGATGAAATTCCCGAAATGCGGATCAAAGATGAAAATCTTATCTTTGAGTTCGGAGTTGGAGGAGAAGATAAAAAGAATAGCAGTAGTTGGATCCTTAAAAAATGGAATCAGCCTACAACACAACGTGCTTGGGGTACTTACACAGTACTGGATCGCAATACTGAATGGCAAGTTAAAGAGCTTGCATTTGATGTTGACAAGGCACTTAGTGATCAAAGACATCTAATTAGAAGTGAACACTGGCATGTGGTGCAAGGAAGTATACGTATGGACTTGGAGTTTGCTAACGGAGATAAGGAAAGTAAAACTTATCAGTCAGGAGACAGCATTGATATTCCAGTACACACGTGGCATAAAGCACACAATGTAGGCGATGTTACTGCAAAAGTAATTGAGGTTTGGATGGGATCTGAACTCAGTGAAGAAGATATTGAAAGAAGAGATTAATGAAGTATGTTATTGATATTGATGGTACTATTTGTCACGAAGTTATTATCCCTGATAGTGGCGGTAAAAAAGACTATGCAAACCACATTCCTATCCCACAAAGAATTATTAGGGTAAATCAGTTATTTAATGATGGGCATACAATTAAGTACATGACTGCTCGAGGTTGTGTAAGTGGTATTGACTATTATGACTTGACTAAAGAACAACTCATTAAGTGGGGATGTAAATTTCACGAACTAAGTGTTGGCGAAAAAGAAAACTACGACATTTGGATTGACGATAAAGCATTTTGGAGTGAGAACTTCTTCCGTCAGACGGGAGAGAGTTATGAGTGATCCGAGATTTATTGCAGCAATGGATCACAGTGGTGGTTCAACAGGTGGTGTACTAGAACGTTATGGACGTGAGTATACAGAAGATAACAAAATGGATCGTGTACACGAAATGCGTATGCGTATGGTTAACTCACCAGACTTCAACGATGAAAACATTTGGGCGGCAATCCTCTACCAAGACACAGTCGCCCGTGGCATGGTTAACGTCTTGGATGAAAAAGGTATTGACACGTTCCTAAAGATTGACAGCGGCTGTGATGAGGACGGAACACTCAAACAGTTTCCAGTAAAGCAGATGTTGGAGTGGGCTACAAACGGTATTGGTCCTAAAATTTACGGCACTAAGATGCGTAGCATTGTTAAAGGTGTAAGCATGGTACATCCTGTACTCAAACAACAGTTTACACTTGCTCGTACTATTTGGGACTACGGTCTTGTGCCAATCATTGAGCCCGAAGTACCTATCGACAATCCTATTAAAGCTAAAGTTGAATCAGCTCTTATGTTTCATTTACAAGAGTTCTTGGACGAGTTTCCAGGTAAATGTATTCTTAAACTAACACCGCCAGAAGTACCCAACTTGTATCACAATCTCACAGTGTTTCCTAATGTAGAACGTGTTGTGTTCCTAAGTGGCGGATATACTACAGCAGAAGCATGTCGTAGGCTCGGACTTAATGACGATGTAACTGCTAGTTTTTCAAGAGCATTGAGTGAAGGCTTAACTTATAGCTTGACAGATGCAGAGTTTGATGCTAAAATAAAGAATAATATTAAACAAATTACTGAGGCTAGTTCATGAATACAATTTGGATTATTCCAATCGAACCTATTGATCAACGTTATACTAAACAATGGTATGACAACATTCCACTGACATTAAAAGCAACCATTGCAGTGCGTGGACTTGACTACTTTGTGCAGACTATTGACGGAGAAGACTTTAAACCAGATGTGAGAACTGATGGTGCCTTTCTTGACTTTGGTGCAACAAACGTATATAAAGCAACACAGGCGGCAGAAGTAAGTCGCATGTTTAGCAATGGTAAAGTTAAAGCTGGCGATAAATTTTTAGTAACAGATGCTTGGAACTTTATTATTACACCCATCAAATACATGAGCGACTTGCTGGATATACCAGTTGAGATACACAGTATTTGGCATGCAGGTGCATATGATCCTACAGATATACTTGGCTACAAAATGAGTAAGCCCTGGCCCTCACATGTTGAGAAGAGCTGGTATTACAGTAGTGATTACAATTATTATGCAACAAACTTCCACAAGGATATGTTTTTGCGTAACTTAGACATCCCACTAGAAGACCAAACAAGAGCAATACGTAGCGGACAGCCACATGAACTCATTGTTAAACATCTAGTAAAATATCAGAATACACCTAAAAAGCGGAGCGTTATGTGGCCGCACAGGTGGAATGATGATAAACAACCAGAGATTGCTTTAGCGTTAGCACAGGACTTTGACATGATCATTACACAAAAAATGAATCTTGACAAACAAGCGTACTATGCTACAATGGGAGAAAGTAGAGCAATATTTAGTTGTGCTTTGCATGAAAATCTAGGCATTAGTGTTATGGAAGCAGTACTTACTGGAGCCGTACCTATTGTACCAGATCGTGCTAGTTATAGTGAAATGTATTTGCCAGTATTTAAATATCCAACTGAATGGACATCTAGTATTGACCAATACAAAAAACATAAAGAAGATTTGGTTGCATTTATATCTGACAGAATGGATAATGCAGACAAATACACGGAGCAATTAAAACAGCAACAAGATATCTTAATCAAAGATTATTTAAATTGTGATGTAATGATTGAAAATATATTAAAATAAGGAACATAGTATAAATGAAGACTTCCGGATTAATTAAACAACGCCTTGAAGATAAAGGCATGAGATACTGGGCTGGTGATAATATCAGTGAAGTATTAGAAGAAGGTGACAAACAGCGGTTAATTGACGAACTTACAACTAAGTTTGAAGATGTACTTGACGGTTTAGTTATCGATCGTAACACAGATCCCAATAGTATGGATACTGGCAGACGTTTAGCAAAGATGTATATCAAAGAGCTAATGGCTGGACGTTACGATCCAATTCCAAGTGCCACAGCATTTCCTAATCAAGGCGATGACGGTTACAAAGGTATGTTGGTTGTGCGTAGTGAACTTAAAAGTGTTTGCTCACATCATCATCAGCCAGTAACTGGTATTGCGTATATAGGTATTATTGCGGCAGAGAAATTGATCGGGCTAAGTAAGTACACTCGTATAGCACAGTGGTGCGCTAGACGTGGTACACTGCAAGAAGAACTTGCAAACGATATTGCTCGTGAAATAATGAACGCAACAGGCAGTAAGAATGTTGGCGTTTATATCCAAGCAACACATGGCTGTTGCGAAAACAGAGGCATCATGGCTCATAGTAGTTTAACACAAACAACTGTATTGGAAGGCAGCTTCCATAATGATCCAGGATGTAAACAAGAGTTCTTTGACAACATTAAGTTGCAACAAGAATTCGCACCACGTTAATTAAAAACATAAGGAGGAACCGATGTTCTCAAGATTATTTAAAGATGTAGATCGTTCAATGTTAATGAAACTTGTACTACTACACGTTGCGGTGATTACAGTTAGTAATGCACTTGTGGCGATTCCAGTGGAAATCGCAGGTATTAAACTTACCTGGGCAGCTTTCACTTTCCCATTAGTTGTATTAGCAACTGACTTAACGGTACGAATGTTAGGTAAAAGCATTGCACGTTCAACAATTGTAGCGGCTTATCCGTTGGCAATTATTGGCAGTATTGCAGTTGTAATGCTAGAAGGCGCACCACAGAGTGTAGCTATGCGTATTGGACTAGCTAGTGCTACGGCATATGCTATTGGTACTATGCTTGATGTATATGTATTTCAATATTTACGTGAGAATTGGCGTCAGTGGTGGATTGCACCGGCTGTGTCAACGGTTGCGGCAAACGTTATCGACACATACACATTCTTCTGGGTAGCATTCAATAACTCAGCAGACGAGTATATGGCGGCTAACTGGATGGAAATTGCAGGATCACAAGTTGTGATTAAAATTGCAGTAGGCTTAATTATCTTCTTACCAGCATATGGTGTATTACTACGCTATATCAATGGTAAGTTATCCAATGATTAACCATTACTAAACAACCACGGCGGCGAGTGCATCAGTACTCGCCGTCATGCTCTTAATAAGAGCTTGACAATCAATATTACACGTGCTAATATATTAGCATAGATAAAATTAGCAGTAGAGAACCCAACAAATGGATACACCTAAAAAATATTATAATTGGGGAGATGTAGAAAGAGCAGCTCAATCAATTATTATGCAAATGTACAAAGACGAATGGCGACCAGATTATATTGTGGGACTTACACGTGGTGGATTACCACTGGCAGTCCTAATTAGTCACATGGCAAGTATTCGTATGGAAACACTTAAAGTAAAATTAAGAGACCTAGACGATAATGAAGATGGTTGCGAAAGTAACTGTTGGATGGCAGAAGATGCATTTGGTTACAATAAAGAACCAATGAATATTCTTATTGTAGACGACATTAATGATACTGGCGCCACATTTGACTGGATTACCAGAGACTGGCCTGCAGGATGTTTGCCTCAGGATCCTAAATGGGATAATGTATTTGGTAAAAATGTTCGATTTGCTGCGATGACAGAAAATCTTAGCAGTAACTTTGAACTAGTGAAATACCATTGGGACGAAGTTAACAAAGCAGAAGAGGACGTATGGTTAGTATACCCATACGAATAAAAAATGGCTGACATTCTTAAATTTGAGGCACGTGAAAAAGTATATCAACTTAGTTTTACCACTCCACCACAAATACGAATGAAAAAACAAAAGGGTTGTGATATTGCACTTGAGCTATCAAAAGACCCAAATGATCAATTAGGATACGGAACTGCTTGGGTTCCAGCAAAAACAAGAACACAAGCAAGACGTAAGCTAATGGATCTACTTAATGCAAACACAATAAAGTTCATGGAGAATTAAATGAGTAAATTTTTATACAGAGTTGATGGCGGTCGTTATGGCGGCGAATTAGCAATTGGTAAAGTAACAGCGGAATTTGTACGCTACTGGCAAGATAAAGATCAGGATGATTTAGTATCCCACATTGTTGGTATGGATTGGGAAGATAGTGAAGATGTTGATCCCAATAGTCCAGCCCCGTATGAAGATATGGATTACTGGAATAACTGGTATGAATGTGATGACTATGAACACGAAAATGGTTACTATGCTGACTGTAAATTTAGTGTACATGATGTTTCAGGCAATGACCCAGAAAGTGAAGAAGCGCAGGAATGGGACGAAGATGCTATTGATGTAGAACCTACATACTTAATGAGTAGAGAATGTTATGCAGATAAAGAAGAGCCAGAAGACTTAGAAGGCTATACTCCTGTATTGTGTTTCCACAGTGGTGAGAAAGGCGGCTTTGGACAATGGTTTATTGAAACAGACGAACCGTTTGATCCTAAAAAATTAGCATTCACACAAGTAGAAACAGATTTATGTGAACTGGTTGATGGCATGTACTATGATAAACAACATTTGGAAACTGTTTATGATCACATGGACTCAACTGGCAAAGGCTACTATGCATATGTGGGTTGGCTCAAAGACGAATGGTGGGATTCACAAGACAAGTATACTGAAGAAAACTGGAAAGATATATGGGCCGACTATGATGATAATTTGGAATGGGAAGCAAAGCAAGAAGTAGAAAACGACATTGCAGATTAATGGGTGTTGTAAAAATCCAGAATCCGCACATCATACAGAAATTGTAACTGTGCAAAAACACACATTTGAAGTGCTTATAGCATACTGTAAACATTGTGGTAGTCTTAAAAGTACTTCAAATGTCAAACAAATAAAAGGTAAATAATATTATGCATTATCAGGTTATATACACACCAAGAGTGATGGACGAAATAGTCGTTGCATCATTTCCAACATATAAAGAAGCTGACAAACATTTAGCTAAAATCAAAGCTCGTTCCAGTAAAGCATATGCACACCATTACATCCGAATGCATGATGCCGAGGTGCAGGAAGTTGAGTAATAAAGCAGAACAAAAACTAATACTAATCACCGACTTTATTGAACAGAAGCTACGCAAAGAACAAGAACTTGAATTTTATATAAAAGAACTTAATGAACTCAATCGTAAAATTGGATTCTTACGTGCTGAAGTTGATTTAACAAACACTATCATTGACATGATAAAACGAGAACAAGTTTATGATGTTGAAGAAAATATGATAGAAAACAATAGTGATAAACTCATAGGACCAGCGAGAGATGCAAAGTAGAGTAGAAAAGTTTAAAACAACACTGGATAACTTTTTTAAATGGGTCAAAGTAACAGAGCTAGTTGAACTTGAAGACATTGATGTTAGTGAAGATCCAGTAAGGCCTGAACTTGACGTAGAGTGGCGCACAAGTTATGGACGTAAAATATACGGTCTAAAATACGAAGACGAGATTGAGGGTATAATTTGTATTGCATACACTAATGATGTACCTTCAAGTGTTAAAGAGCTAGACTTAATGAGTCAGAACGCACACTTTAAAAAGGATGCTGACACAGCAATTGCCTATACAGTATGGAGTCGTAAACGTGGTGCTGGCAAAGAGATTATAGGTAAGGTTGGCGAAATGATGCGGCAAAATCCAGACATATCAAAACTAGTAACACTGTCACCTTTGACACCAATGGCTACACATTTTCATATACGTAATGGTGCCAAGCAAATTGGCATCAACAACACTACACAAAATTTTGAATACAAGGTATCAGAATGATTGTAGGATTTACTGCATCAGCGTTTGATTTATTACATGCAGGACATGTACAAATGTTGCGTGAAGCCAAAGAGCAGTGCGACTATCTTATGGTTGGACTACAAACTGATCCAACATTAGATAGAACTGATAAGAATCCTCCTGTGCAAACTATTGTGGAAAGATATACTCAGCTTAAAGGTATTGAGTATGTGGACGAAATTATACCATATGGTACTGAGCAAGATCTAGAAGATATCTTGACAATGTACCATATACATGTTAGAATAATTGGAGAAGAATATAGAGATGGCGAGTTTACTGGCAAGGATATATGCAACAGACTTGGAATAGATATATACTTCAATAAACGTAATCATAGATTTAGCACAAGCGATCTAAGAAAAAGGGTATGTGATTAATGTATAGGGTAACGGCTTGGTTCAAAGACCGTAAAGTATCACAAGAGTTTCATGACGTTAACGATGCAATAGAGTATCGTGATGATGTTGATGCTCACTATCCTACAAAGGTAATATTTAGAAAGGTAATATCAATGAGAGAATGGGTATATAATTGTTGGAACGTAGTAATGGATCATGAAAAGAATCCACTGAGTAGTATTCCAGACTTCAGCACACGACATATGATCATGCAGGTACTAGCATGGATGTGGTGTATTGTATTTGCTATCATCGTAGGTAGCATGTGGGCAGGAATTTTTAGTATGATGCTACACGCACTACTATTAGCCGCAATTGCAGTAACAGTAGCAACATTCGAAACAGCAAAACGTAAGCCGCAAGTTTTCGGCGGATATAATGGGCGTGGTGCTGGCGGAGAACACGAATGAGCAATCCAAACGAAGCAGGTGACAACAAAGGTGCTATACTAGCATTTTTAATTATTGCATTTATAATGATTGGTACGCCTGTTATTATAGGAACTACAATGGGTTGGTTTAACCTATTTGGTATACTAGGTCTATGAGCAAAAAGACGTGCGATGCGTTTTTCTGCACTAAACAAACGCCAACAAAGTATCGTTACTGCTATGATTGTGCCAAAAGCAAAGGCCTAATTGGCGGTACGAATTGGTTTGGTTGGATTGTATTGTTTATAATTTTATTAGGAATATTTGGATGAAATATACACAAACAGGAGAAAACAGTTGGACACTGGAAGTACAGGAAAACGGTAAGACCAAAGAACTGTTTTTAGAGTTTCCACCCGATGCACTCAATCAAGTTGGTTGGGACATTGGCGACACATTAATTTGGGAAGAACTTGATCATGGTGCATGGAGTGTACGAAAGAAAACTGATTGACTTTTGGTCTAAATACATGTATTATAAAGCAAATATAGAAGTAAAGGTAAGTTAATGAAACTAAGATATAGCGAAGCATTTTATAGTGTGCAAGGTGAGGGTAAATTTGTAGGAGTACCAAGTGTGTTCTTGCGTACTTTTGGTTGTAACTTCCGCTGTATGAATTTTGGCACAGATGAAAAAAGAGATCGTTGGCAACAACATGCTGATGGACAACGTTACAACGCAGAAGTAAAAGCGTTACTGGATGCCGGCGTACATGAAACAACTGAAAAGTTTGAAGACTTGCCTATTATACACACAGGATGTGATACATATGCAAGCATTTATCCAGAGTTTAAAGACTTTAATCGACTCGCAGAAGTTGAAGAAGTGGTTGAACACTTATTAAGTTTACTGCCAGAAGGCAAGTGGACAATGGACAATGGTCAGGACGTACATTTGATCCTGACTGGAGGCGAACCTTTGTTAGCGTGGCAACGGTTATACGTCGAACTATTTGAACACCCACGTATGCAGGATCTAAAAAATGTCACAATCGAAACCAACACTACACAGCATCTACACGATGACTTTTTCGACTATCTTAACAGCAACGACAGAATTACAGTCACTTTTAGTTGCTCACCAAAACTATCCGTTTCGGGCGAGTCTTGGGATGATGCTATCAAGCCTGATGTTGCTTATTGTTATTCCCTTGTTGATGGTAGTGACGTTTACTTTAAGTTCGTTGTTGCTACTCAAAGTGATTTTGATGAAGTTACTAGGGCTGTTCAGCAATACAGGGATGCCGGGTTGGAATGTCCAGTCTATCTTATGCCGTTGGGCGGACGTAGTGAAGAGTATACCCTCAATGTTAAAGAAGTCGCAGAAGCCTGCATGGAACGAGGATGGAGATTTACTCCAAGACTCCACATCAGCTTATTCGGAAATGCCTGGGGAACTTAAAGAGAACGAGAAATTGCGTAAAGCAATGCAGGCACCAATTGATCAAGATAAAATCCGCAAAGCCGGATGGTAAGGAAAAGTTAAAATATGCCGTATTATACAAATGCAGATTTATTTGAAGTTGGAGACTTTACAAGTCACGCAGGAAATAAACTAGCATGGAAGATTGAGTGCGATGCTATACGCCCAGAGTGGTGGGACGGATTAGCACGTATGATTATGGATTACCAAACAGAACCTTTTAGTAAGGTAGTTGGTATTCCACGTGGCGGAATGGCATTAGCACACGCTATGAAAAAATATGTAACACCAGGCGATCATCCTTGGATGGTTGTGGATGATGTATATACTACAGGTACAAGTTTTAGGGAATTCTGTACAGACAATCAAACAATGTTTGCATACAAGTGGTGTGCGTTTGCACGTAAGCCTATTGCTTATGAAGAGCCACATGACGTAAGAGCATTGTTTACTATGCCCCCGGAGGTAAAATGAAATTTATAAAAAAACAATTTGCTAAACTAAGACTCAAAGATCAAAAACTTGAGAAAGAATTGGCAAACATTGACGATGAACCTTGGGTCAAAGTTATCAATGTTTCAATGACTGATCCCAAAGATCCAAGTACTGGATTCTTTGAACTAGACTGGAACGATCAATTTGTTCAAAGTTTATATGATGCAGGATACAGTGGTCGCAATGGCGAAGAAGTAGTAGATCAATGGTTTAATGATTTATGTCGTGGAGTTATAAGCGATGAGTTCTCACAAGAAAACGAATAAAGATTTGTGGAGTATAAGCCATAGTTATAAACTGACACCACAAAGTCAGAAATATTTCTATGAATACGAGCAGAATTCATTTGACAAACTTGCCCATCATGCTGTACAATTAGAGATGGAACTGCTTGATGACATCGACATTTGGGTCGATTTAATGGATGGACAATATCCTGAAGCTATGCAATTAATAAACGAGATAAGGAACAAATGACTTATATACTAGTAGATACCGCAAATATGTTTTTTCGAGCCCGCCATGTTGTACGTAGCGGCGATAATGATATTAAAATTGGTATGGCATATCACATTATGTTTAGTGCCATTAACAAAGCATGGCGTGACTTTGGTGGTACCCATGTAGTATTTTGTTTAGAAGGTCGCAGCTGGCGCAAGGATCATTATATTCCATACAAAGCAAATCGTGCTGTTGCACGTGCCGCGGCGACAGAGCAAGAGCAAGAAGAAGATCGTATGTTCTGGGAAGCGTTTGATGACTTTAAAGACTTTATTGATCAGAAGACTAACTGCACAGTATTACAACATCAACAGTGTGAAGCAGATGACTTTATTGCCCGTTGGATACAGAATCATCCTGATGATGAACATGTTATTATTAGTAGTGACAGCGACTTTTATCAGTTATTGAGTGAAAAAGTCACACAATATAATGGCATTAGTAACCAGCATATTAAGATTGATGGTATTGTAAACGACAAAGGTAAGCCTGTTATAGACAAGAAAACTAAAGAGCAGAAGCAAATTGGTGATCCTGAATACTTGTTGTTTGAGAAATGTGTACGTGGCGATACTAGCGATAACATCTTTAGTGCGTACCCTGGTGTGCGTAAAAAAGGCACCAAGAACAAGATTGGTATACAGGAAGCATTTGCAGACAAAGAGTCCAAAGGGTTTAACTGGAATAACTTTATGCTACAACGTTGGACAGATCATGAGGGTGTAGAACATCGTGTACTGGAAGACTATCAGCGTAATCGTGAATTGATTGACTTAACAGCACAACCGCAACCTATTAAAGATGCACTGGATGAAGTTATTACAACACAAGTTAACAAGACTCCAACTGGACAAGTTGGTATTAAGTTTATGAAGTTTTGTGGAAAGTATGATTTACAGAAGATCAGTGAGCATCCAACTGACCATGCAACTTACTTGAATGCAGGCTATGCGTAACTTTACAGCTAAAAATATTATTAAAGACAAGTTCTGGATTGTTGAGCTTAACGGAACCAATGTTGGTACAGTAAAGTTTAATGATTCAACTTATATCTATTTTAATAATGACACCAAAGAAACCATAGTTTATACTGAACAAGAGTTTGAAAATCAGTTTAAAACAGTAAATAGTACTACAACGAAAAGTGTCTTTACAGATGTATACGGATATACTACCAACTGTGAAGAGGTATTCAACGTAAGGACTGAGGAAAACACACCTGTTTATACAAAAACAAGTACAAGTAGCAATTATTTTGCGGCAGGTTATTATGCAATTTATTTTCCATCTATCAAATGGAGTTCGGCACACTGCCCACGATTAAAAACTTTAAAATCGTATCCTTTTATTGGTCCTTTTAAGACAGAAGAAGATGTCAATTTGGCAATGAAAAGGAAACGATATGAAGAAACTACTAATAGCAATAGCAGTAATACTACTATTACCCAATAGTTTATTTGCACAGGAACCACCAAAATCAATACCTCTACCAATTATGATACAGTGTGGTCCAACTGATTTTACAATCAAACTACTGAAAGACAAATACAAAGAACATCCAATAGCACTGGGCGAAGGTCAGGTAATTACACCAGACGGAGATCCAGTACGAGGACAAATGTTGTTTTGGTATGGTGAAGAAAACAAAACTTTTAGTGTAACTATCTCATTTGGTAAAAATGATTTTATGTCATGTCTTATCATGAATGGCAATAATGTTAATGTGTTCTACAATCCAAATGCAGGTAAGGATCCCATGTAATCTCATGTAAACTACGTTGTTAATATAAATACATATAGACAACGTAGGAGATCACATGGCTAGACCAAAACCAACAATTATTCTAGAACACACTGACAGCAAGACTTATCGCAGTGAGCAAATTTTACATGCAGATGCAATTTATGCAGTGTTTTATCAGGATTCACCCATTAACTTACGGAGCCTTAACAGTTTAGTAAATTATCCTGGACCAAAGTACAAAAAGGTCAGCTTTAGCAATAGCGGGCATGCATTTAACTTAGCAGAACGTATGAACAAAATGTTCAAATGCAAAGACTTTACTGTAGTGAAACTAACTCAGGGCGAAGTAATTGACGAAGACGACATCGATCCATGATCAAATAGTAACCTACTTAACAGACAAGTACGGCAAGAATGTTGACATGCGTCCACGTGACTTGTTTTATAATACCACTGGTAAAGGACTACGCCTTACCAGACTTGGATATGAACTGTTAAAAAACGAATTCGACTGTTATCCACATCCAATCGAAAAAGAAATCAAAGTTAAAGTAAAACATATCCTTGCATTAGACGCAGAAATGCAATGGCCATATTATCTATCCAGTAAACAAATTGTATTATTCAGCGAGGATGACAGTGTCATTATGAAGCTCGTTGGAGGATATGAAAACTGGATTGCCAGCGTCTCCAGTTAAAAAATTTAAAAAACCACTTGACATTCCACCGTGTAACCACTATACTGTATAAGTAAAGCACAGGAGGATTGCCTAATGATGGAAATATGGTTACTAGCTACAGCATTGATTTTTACAATTGTTGGATACGGCATGGGAAAACGCACAGGTCTCGAACTTGGTGTTGACGGTACGTTATCAATGTTGGAAAAAGGACGCTATATCAAACTTACTACTCAATCCGATGGTGAAATAGTTATTGAAAAATCTGGAGAGTAGTAATGGTAAATTTTAAGTTAGAAGAACTAAGTCAAGAATTTGTACGTGGCCGTAAAAAAGTAGCTGACCCACAGACTATTGCAACGGCAACCAAATGGTATCGCTCATTTACAGGTGGGCGTGGCAATGTAGGCACAGATGAAATTCTAGAACTTTATAAAATGTTAGAAAAAAGTGAAGAATTAAAGCAAAAAGTAGTTGACAAGCAAGACGTCTTACTGTAAACTACAAGTATAAGTTAAACAAAAGGAGCCCATATCATGGCAATGACAGAAACACAAAGTCGCACAGTACGTTTAAGTGAAGCCCGCAAGTATGTTAAGCATCATGCTAAAAAGAAACGTCCTATGATGATTTGGGGTCCTCCAGGAATTGGTAAATCGGATCTGATTGCCGGCGTTTGTAATGAATATGCAAACAGTCTGCTTATTGATGTACGTTTGCCGCTTTGGGAACCTACAGATATCAAAGGTATTCCATACTACAGTGCAAATGACAACACTATGAAATGGGCGCCGCCCACAGAACTTCCTAGTGAAGAACTTGCCGCACAATATGATACTATCTTTTTGTTCTTGGACGAGCTTAATGGTGGAGCACCTGCTGTACAAGCGGCTGCATATCAGCTTATCCTTAACCGCAAGGTTGGTACATACAAACTGCCAGACAATGTTGTAATTGTTGCCGCAGGTAACCGTGAGACTGACAAGGGTGTTACATATCGTATGCCCAAGCCACTTGCTAACCGTTTTGTACACTATGAAATCCGTGTTGACTTTGAAGATTGGTTGACTTGGGCTACTAACAATGACATCAGTCCTGATGTTGTGGGTTACTTAACGTTTGCAAAGTCAGACTTGTATAACTTTGATCCATCCAGCAATGAGCGTTCGTTTGCTACACCACGTAGTTGGGCGTTTGTTAGTGAATTGTTGGACGATGTTGAAGACTTTACTGACGAAGAAATTACTGACATGGTGTCAGGTGCAATTGGCGAAGGTACTGCGCTCAAGTTTAAAGCACACCGTGCTGTTGCCAGCAAGTTGCCTAACCCAACATTGATCCTTACTGGCGAAGTTACTACGCTAAAAACAAAAGAGATCAGCGCAATGTACTCACTAAGCACTAGTATGGCATATGAGCTTAAAGCAGTGTATGACCAAATTGGACGTGATGTTACCAAAGAAGAATTTGATGGCATGCTGGACAATGTACTGGGCTTTATGATGAAAAACTTTGATCCAGAGATGATCATTATGGCAACCCGCCTTGTGTTTGTACAGTATGGTGTTACCGCCAACTTGCGTAAAATGAGTAACTGGCCTGAGTTTATGAAAAACTATGGTCACTTAATCAAAGAAGCCTAATTTCAAAAGATAAGGTAATAGGGCCAGAGATGGCCCTTTATTATATTGTAGTGGAGGATATATGGCAGAACCATTAATTAACATTAAAAGTAGTATTAGGCAAAGTATTAACAACCGTCTGTATACCAGTAGGTTGTGTTTTGAGTATTTGGGTACTCCCAATCCCAAAAGTCATCATATTAAGCAGTGGAAAAATACCTGGGAGACTAAGTATAGTGTAGTTATTAATAGTAGAACGAAAGCTCGTCAGACGCTCAAAACAGCTGATATACCCACCTTACTGTATGATATGCGTTACTTGGAGGATGGCACTAAGGTAGCTGTTTTCTTTAGAGATGAAGACTTAGTTTTATTTAAATTAATGTATGATAACACTTGACATTAACATCAAATAGTATATAATGATACATGTAATAACAGAAAAGGTTGCAAGTAATGTCTACATTCACTACTACTAGTAAAGAAGCAGAAAACAAACTTATTCAAGCTCGTGTACGCATGCTTATGCGGCATCCGTTCTTTGGACAACTTGCACTTCGTTTAAAGCTAGTACAAGCAGATGATTGGTGTCCCACAGCCGCGGTTGATGGGCGTAACTTCTTTTATAATAGTGAATTTGTAAACTCGCTTGATCCAGATGAGGTGGTGTTTTTAGTAGGACATGAACTTGGGCATTGTATCTTTGAACACTTTTTACGTCGTGAAGAACGCCAACCAAAGTTATGGAATATGGCAGGCGACTATGTTATTAACTATATTCTAAAACGTGAGCGTATTGGCGCCGTTATTACCAAAGTACAAATACTGTTGGATAACAAGTATGCAGACTGGACAACAGAAGATGTGTATGATGACATTTTAAAAAGCGGTGCCGCTCCTAAAGAAACACTGGATGTACATTTGGATCTTGGTGGAGAAGGACAAGACGGTAAAAATGGTCAAGGTCCTGGCGATAAAGACGGCAAAGGCAAAGGTAAGCCTAGCCCACTAAGCAGTGAAGAGCGCAAGAAGCTACAGGATGAGCTTAAAGAAGCAATGATCCAAGCCTCACAAGGCGCAGGTGCTGGTAATGTACCGGCTGAAATACAACGTATGATTAATACACTTACTGAGCCTAAAATGAACTGGCGTCAGTTTATACGTACTAGCATTGAAAGTAATATCAAGAATGACTTTACATTCCAACGTCCTAACCGCAAAGGCTGGCACACAGGTGCAATACTTCCAGGTATGGAACGTGACCAAATGATTGACATTGCACTTGGTATTGATACAAGTGGTAGTATTGACCAGAGTATGCTTACAGACTTTGTGAGTGAAGTTGCTGGTATTATGGATCAGTTTAGTGAATACCGTATACGCATTTGGCAGTTTGATACCAATGTATACAGTTTTGATGAGTTTACACATGATGACGGTCGCGATATGCGAGAGTATGAAATTACTGGTGGAGGCGGTACTGAGTTTACTGTCAACTGGCAATTTATGAAAGATCAAGGCATCGAGCCTGATCAGTTTATTATGTTTACAGATGGTATGCCCTGGGGTAGTTGGGGCGATCCAGAATATTGTGATACGATGTTTTTAATTCACACTCGATTTAGTGGGCGTGATATTGAGGCACCGTTTGGTACAACCGTTCAGTATGAACAAGCGACTAGCCAAATGAAAAGGGCCGCTTAGTGTACTGGTATCATAATATGAATCTTAGCGACAGTGATATAGAACTGTTAGCTAGAACTGAAACAATAGAACTTATGATGAAGAATCGTATTACTGTTGATTTTGGTGAACTGAATAGTCCTAGTTTTGACGATCTAGGACTTGAAAACACAGTTGACCTTTACTATATAAAAGTATTGGGAGATAGTGTTATGCAATTCTGGTTCAAAGATAGCAGAGATGTCCTTGAATTAGAACAAGCATTGCATGAATATAAGATTAAAGCACCAGTTAATAGTGCTAAATAGAAGTATACTTTAAACAACTATAGGAGATAAAGTTATGAGCGAAGAAACTCAAGCACCAGAAGCATCTGCAGATGCAGGTGAAAACGAAGCACAGGCACCTAGCCTTAGTGTAAATGATTTGGCCGCAGTGGCACAAATTATTGATTTGGCAGTACAACGTGGCGCATTTAAAGCCGCAGAAGCTGGCCAAGTAGGTCAAGTATTTGACAAAGTAGCGGCATTTGTACAGTCTGTACAAGCAGCACAAAAAGACGCTGCACCAGCAGAAGAAGCACCTGCTAGCTAAAATAGCAGAAAAGGAGAACTATTATGCTAAAACATGTAGGACAAGTAATTAACACAGGGAGACGTTGCGTAGTCGTATTTCGCCATATCTATAGCGAAACTGGCGCAGTAACTGATCCACATAGTTGTCTTGTTGTTGAGACTGACAGTCTACCGGATTTAATCCACCAGGATGTCATGCGTATTGTTGAGGGCAACCCAGCACAACATACAGGCAACTTATATGAGGTATTCACACGTGAACGTTTAAGTGACGGATCACCTGCACTAAATTGGATGCATCAAAATCAAAGATTACGTAAATATCCAACTGACAATATTATGTTAACACCAGATGCAAATACGTCACTAAGATTGGATAAACTTAATCGTATTATCGAAATGCAAGATGCTGGCTTAAGCCAAGCTGAAATCGATAATGCAATGGTAGATGACACTGACGGGCCAGCCCGTAAGCAAACTACTGCAAGTACAACACCAACAGCCCCCAATCAAGGTCAGGCCGATGGTGTATTGGATGATGGCGCAATTGCAAAATCATTACTTGAGCAAGCAAAAACCTTTCAAGCAGAAGCTGATAGGTTAACCGGCGAGGCTTATGACATGGATCCAAGTCTTAAGCCAAAGCGAGGAAGGCCCAAAAAGGAAGCAGTAGCTAACTAATGGCAATATTTCGTCGTGACAGAAGTTTTAGCAAAATAGTGAATGAAGTGGACGTGGAGAGTATCCCCGTCCACTTTATTAAAAGGCTAAAACTATACCTTACTGATAGTACAATTGTTACTATCGAAAAAGACGACCTGCAAAAAGTCGATAGTATTGAAGAACTACTAATACAATGTAATTTTGTACACCAGGTAATGGATATGAGTATTGAACTTGATTATGATGGCATAGAAGAAGATGTCACTGATCAAGTTACAAAACTTCTTAACTATAAAGAGCCTGACGATGACAGTTAAGGCAATATTAGCATGTGATGCTGATTGGGGCATAGGAAAAGACGGCAACTTACCGTGGCCACACAACCCTGCTGACCTAAAATGGTTCAAACAATCAACATTAAATCACACTGTAGTAATGGGCAAGGCAACATGGGATAGTTTACCCGTCAAGCCGTTGCCCAATCGTGTCAATGTTGTTGTTTCCAGTTCTGATATACTTGCTAAGGTTGATGTATTATCAATCACTGACTTACGCCGCCGTCTATCATCGATGGATACTGAACAAGATGTATGGATTATTGGTGGTGCAAGATTAATTGAAGGCATGATGGATTATATTGATGAATTTCATCTAAGTCAAATCAATGGCACATATAATTGTGACACATTTTTGCCCAGTACCGTAATCCAAGAATTATACACACTAACATCCAGTCAGTTTCATGAAGATGTTTATGTTGATATATGGAGTAAACGTTGAAGATACTAATATTTGGATTGCCAGGTAGTGGAAAAACTACACTGGCTAAACCTTTTGCAGAACTAATTGGCGGCGTGCATTTAAATGCTGACGCAGTTAGAACACAATACAACGACTGGGACTTTAGTCTTGAAGGTCGAAACAGACAAGCATCTAGAATGAAATACTTGGCAGATGGTGTAGTTATGGCAGGTAAAATTGCCGTTGCTGATTTTATTTGTCCAACTCCCCTCACACGATTAGAGTTCAATCCTGACTATACAGTGTGGATGGACACCATTTCTCGAGGCGAATATGAAGACACAAATGACATGTTTGAGACGCCTGAACATGTTGATTATCATATTGAGAAATGGTTTAATGATGCACATCAACAACTGATGCCAGTAGTGCAGCGTTGGATGGAAATTAAAAATGTTTGATTGGAAGAAACCCACAGCACAAATGCTGGGTAGATGGCAACCTTGGCATCATGGTCATACTGAACTATTTAAACGTGCATTAGCAGAAACTGGACAAGTATGTATTATGATACGTGATGTTGGTGGTATTGTAGGCGAAGATGCAGGTGCAGGTCGTACAGTAAAACAAGATGATAATCCATTTAGCTATCGTGTTGTGAGAAAAAATATAGAGGACGGACTAACTAAGCATGGATTTACATGTGGAGTTGAATATGAAATCGTGTCTGTTCCTAACATTGTTGATATTAGTTATGGTAGAGGTGTAGGGTACACGTTTACAGAACATGACTTAGGCAAAGAGGTGCATGATATTAGTGCAACAAAGATAAGAAAAGAAATGAGACTAAAGGGTGAGCTTAAATAGAACATTACAAGATGGTACTATAGTACCTGCTATAGACATGGCAGTAGAACTTAAAGTAGTTACAAAATGTCCAACTAAATGGCGCCTAATAGACGAAGAAACAGGAGTTGAATACCGTGGACAACTGCCACAAGATGGCGGTCTACACTGGCAAAGGATAGAAAAATAATGTATCAATATTTAGAAGCAATACAATGTATTATGGACGACGGCCAAGATGTTAGTGACCGTACCGGAGTTGGTACTCGTACTATCTTTGGATATCAGATGCGATTTAACCTAATGGAATCGTTTCCAGCCGTAACAACCAAAAAACTTGCTTGGAAAAGCGTAGTGGGAGAGTTGTTGTGGTTCTTGGAAGGCTCAACATCAGACTCTAGATTGGCAGAAATTACGCATGGCGATAAAACAAAGAATACAATCTGGACAGCCAATGCCAACAAACAAGGCAAGGCATTAGGATACACAGACGGAGAACTTGGACCAGTGTACGGCAGTCAGTGGAGGAATTTTAATGGAGATGGTGTTGATCAAATTAAAACAATCATTCACCAGATTAAAAATGATCCAGACAGCAGACGTATTATATTAAGTGCTTGGAATCCAAGTCAGATTGACATAATGACATTACCGCCCTGTCATACTATGTGTCAGTTTAGAGTAATAAACGGCTCATTAAGCTGTCAGCTGTATCAGAGAAGCGCAGACATGTTCTTGGGCGTGCCTTTTAACATTGCAAGCTACAGTTTATTAACACACATGATGGCACAAATATGTAACTTACGAGTGGGAGAATTTATATGGACTGGCGGCGACTGTCATATCTATCAGAACCACTTTGACCAAGTAACACAACAACTTGAGCGATCGCCAACCAGAAAACATCCAATGTTAGTGATGCCATCGTTCGACAACCTGGAACAATTACTAAGTACAAAGACTGAAGACTATAAATTAATGGGTTACAATCCAATGGATACTATCAAGGCTCCAATGGC